TCAGGTGCTGGACGGTAACGTAATAAACGAGCAGGATTTGTATGAAACAGACACCGGTATATATCACGTGCCGGTTGATGTTTTAATTTTGCACGAGTGAGGTGAGGGCAATTGAGCTTCAAACACGGCAGCAACGCGCGGGTGTATGTAAACGGCTATGATCTGAGCGCGTACCTTAAAAACTTTTCAATATCCGGCGAAGCAGAAACGCACGACGTGACGACCTTCACGGCAACAGCGAAGAACTATATTGCCGGATTAAAGGATGCAACTTTTAGCGCAGATGGAGTCTTTGACGGCGACACAGGCGCAGTAGATGAAGTTATGCAGGTAGCACTAGGGCAGGATGCCAGTATTTGGACATACTTCCCGCAGGGAGAAACGGCCGCAGAAGACGCTGGTTATGGTTTTAGCGCAATTGAGACGAGCTACGAAGTAGAAACCCCCGTTGACGATGTAGCAGCAATTTCTACAGAAGCGCAAAGCAAGACAGGTCTGGAGAGGGTTTTATCATATCACCCATTGGGGCAAGAAACAGAAACAGGGAACAGCACCAGCATTGATAATAGTAGCAGCTCGTCGAACGGCGGGGTAGGATACCTCCAGGTTACAGGGCTTGAAGGTGCAGCGCCGACCCTGGACATAACAATCCAGCATTCAGACGACGACGGGGCAACCGACCCCTGGTCTGCTGTTTGCACATTTACGCAGGTAACATCAGCGAATAGTAGTGAAAGGAAGGCCGTATCAGGAACTATAAAACGGTATACCCGTACAGTTTGGACTTTTGGCGGGACAATTACGAGTGCAACCTTTAGCGTGGCGTTTGGGAGAAAGTAAAGGAGGAATTAAATTTGTGAAACTGAAAGTTATTGCTCCAAACCGAGTAGGGTACAATACTAGAGTTTTTTTAGATGAGAAGGAGATTACAATCTCATGTAGTGAGTTAAATACTGCTACTTTAAAAATCTTTCCGAAAGAAATTGAGTTTGAAGGCGAAGTTGATGCTAAAGCGATAATTGGTGACAATGAATTTAAATTAAAACTTAACAAGGAGGAATGAGTAAATGGCATTTTCTCATGGCTCTACAGCGGTTATAAAATTTGGGACTTCGGGGACACCTGCTACACCCACTGATATTTCAACATACGTAAAAAGTGTGTCCTTCCCGGAAGAAGCGGAAACGCACGAAACAACGACTTTAGGCGCAACTGCGAAGAGTTACATTGCTGGCTTGAAAGATGCCACAATCAGTATAGATGGGGTATTTGACCCTACTGTTGACGAACACCTAAATGGAATTTTAGGACTGGAAGTAGCTTTTGAATATGGACCAGCGGGCAGCGGAACGGGTGCGGTAAAATACACCGGCAACTGCATTTGCACCAGCTACGAAGCCGAAACACCTGTAGATGACGTAGGAACGTTTTCAGCCGAGTTTCAGGTGACCGGCGGAGTAACGAGGGGGACTTATGCATAATGGATAAAATACTGACTTTTGAGGAAATAATATCTACTCAAGATATAAGCGTTCAGGAAGTTGAGGTTCCATCGTGGAACGGTAAGGTAAAAATCAAAGAGCTAACAAAGGCAGCACGAGAAAGGCTTAGCAAGCAGGCTACCGTAAACGGACAGGTGGATAGTGATAAACTGCAAATCCTAATGCTGGCTGAATGTCTAGAAGAGCCCCAAATTACAGTTGAACAGGCCCAACAGCTTTGGGAGAAATCAGCCGCAGCAGTAGATAAAATACTGTTCGCTATCCTCGATATTAACGGGCTGAGCGAACTAGCACAGAAGGAAATACAAAAAACCTTTCGTACTGGGGATGAAAGCGCCTAAGCAATATCCTGAGCAAGCGGAAAGAGTATTTACCTTCCGTCTTGCCAGGGATTTAGGAATGACAGTTAAGGAACTGCAGGAACGCATGACCGTGCGGGAATTTTCCGAATGGATGGCTTTTTATTGGGCGGAGGCAAAAGAAATAGAGGCGGCTCAGAAGAAGGCCGCCTCGAAGACGAGAAGGCGTTAGGCTGCCTCTTTTTTATTTATCCGCCAGGATTTTTTGCAGTCCTGACAAACCAGAACGTTTTTGCCTAGTGGAGAAAGAATGAAAAATAGAAGAGAGCAAGGCAGCAGGATTAACCCGAGAGGCAGGAAAACAAACAGCAAAATAACACCTACAAGACCAATTGCAAACCCAAAGGCAATAAAAGTTGCTACTCCTTGCTGCTGAACCCTATTTGACCCGCACCTTGGGCAAGGTTCCCAATTATCTTGTGACATAATAATCATCCTTCCCAGATTTTAATTGTTTAGTTGTATTAATTATAAGTCTTTAAGGCTGGTGGTGTAAATGCTAGAAATCGGTAGTTTGTTTGTTCGCATAGGAGCAAGAATAGATGAATTTGAAGCTGGAATGCGCAAAGTGCAGGATAGGCTAAAACAAGCAGAACAGCGTTTTGAAGGCATGCGAGCAGTAGGACAGAGATTTACTGCGGCAGGTGCAAAAATGGCTGCTGCTGGAGCTGCTATGGGAGCCGGGCTGGGTTTGGCCGTTAAAACGGCAGCAGATTTTGAAAGCGCAATGAGCCGTGTAGGGGCGTTGTCAGGCGCAACAGGGAAAGAGTTTTCTAAGTTGCGTGAAACGGCACAAAAGCTAGGAGAAACGACCGCTTTTTCAGCTTCCCAAGCTGCTGAAGGTATGCAGTTTTTGGCAATGGCAGGATATGATACGAATGAAATTATTGCTGCTATGCCTGGGTTACTGAATGCTGCTGCTGCTGGGCAGGTAGACCTTGGGACTACCGCAGACATTACCTCGAACATTCTTTCCGGCTTTGGCCTGGCTGCCAGCGAAACAGCGAGGGTTGCGGATGTGCTGACTAAGACATTTACCAGTAGCAACACGACAATGGAAATGCTAGGAATAACGATGAAATATGTTGCGCCTCTTGCCAAGTCTGCAGGTGTATCGTTGGAAGAAACAGCAGCCGCAGCCGGTATTCTTGGGAATGCAGGTATTCAGGCTGACCAAGCTGGAACGGCTTTGCGAGGCATGATTTTGCGTTTGATTGACCCGCCAAAAGAAGCAGCCGATGCCCTTGCACAGCTAGGAGTTAAAACAACAGACGCAAGCGGGAAAATGCTGCCTCTCGCTGATATAATTGCACAGGTTAAACAAGCAACAGAAGGCATGACAGAAGCACAAAAGACGGCAATAGCTACACAGATAAGCGGTACTTATGCCGCTTCAGGTTTCTTGGCTTTGCTCGATGCCGGGCCTGATGCACTCCGCAGTTTTACGGGCGAGCTTGAAAACGCTGGAGGTACAGCTGACAGGATAGCTAAAGAACAGCTTAATAATCTTAACGGACAGCTCACGATCCTTAAAAGCGGATTAGAAGGCATGGCTATCTCAATAGGGACAACACTTACCCCTTATATATCTAAACTAGCAAGTCTTGTGCAGGGGCTGGTAGACAGGTTTAATAATTTGCCTGGGCCGATTAAGCAGGGTATAGCCATCTTTGCTGCTTTGGGGGCTATAATTTTGGTTGTCGGCGGCGGCATACTTATATTTGCTGGCATGATAATGCAAGGGGTAGCGGCGATTGGAACAATAATTACAGCCGTTGGCGGTCTTTCAGGAGCGTTGGCGTTCATTACAGGCCCGGTCGGCATTGTCGTAGCAGCAGTAGCCGGGCTGATAGCTATAGGCGTTTTACTTTACAAAAACTGGGACAAGATAAAATCAAAAGCAACAGAATTATGGACACATATAGTTGATGCATGGGAAAAACTGAAAAAATTTACCCTTAATGCTTGGGGAGCTATAAAGAATGCTGTTGTAGGTGCGTTTCAATGGATGTATGACCATAACTACTATTTTCAAAATCTAGTTGACATTATAACTACTGCTTGGAATACTATCCGCTTAGTTACAGAGACGGTTTGGAACGCTGTTTCTGTTTTCCTAACAAATCTTTGGGCACGCATCAGAAACACGGCACAAAGCATGTGGAGCAGTATATATGGTGTGATAAAGAGCATAACAGACCGAATCAGTGGTTTGTTTTCTGGACTTGTATCTTCTGCCTATAACTGGGGCAAAAATCTTCTGGGCGAGTTTATCAGCGGGATAAAGTCAATGATGAGTAGGCTTTGGGACACACTCACAAATATAGGGGAAACTGTAGCAGGCTTTCTAGGATTTCATTCACCTACCAAGTTTGGCCCTGGAAGAGAAGCGGATAAATGGGCCCCTAATTTCATGGAAATGTATACAAAAGGGCTGGAATCCAGCCTGCCCAAACTGCAGGCAGGCATAGAAAGAATTGCCGGTGCGATGGCAGTTAATTTTGCTGCGCCAGCACCGGTCACAGCACCAGCAGGCGGGGTGACGACAATAAACAATTATTCGTTCAACATTACCGTCTCCGGCAGCACAACTAGCGAACAGGCTGATGATCTCCTGCGTGAGCTAGCGAGAAGAGGTGTCAAGTTCTGATGGCTAGACAAATACTTATAGCAGGAACAGACAGAACAGAATATATCCTCAGGGAAGGATTCAGGATAGAACAGGTTCTAACCAGCGCAACGGATACCTTCAATTTCCGTATTAAAGACATTCAGCCGACCGAGGGGCAGGAGATAGTTGTCTATGACGGCGGTACTAAGCTATTCGCGGGCATAATAGACCGGGTCAAATTGGCAGACGCCGACAGGGACGGCTTCAAAATATACGAATGTTCGGCACAGGATTATATATATCTGCTTGACCGGAAATTGGTTGTAGAGACTTACGAGAACGAAACTGCTGACTCGATAGTCAAGGACATAATAGCAAAGTACGGAGGGGGCATATTCACAACCAATCACGTTCAATCAAGTGCTCCGACCGTGGAATATATCGTCTTCGACTACAAAGCACCTAGCGAATGTTTCAAAGAGCTGGCAGACTACGTAGGTTGGGACTGGTATATCGACTACGACAAGGACGTCTGGTTCTTTAACCCAGCAGACGAAGTAAGCTCAGCTCCTATATCCCTAGAAGCGGGAGCTAATTTTCGCAACCTCCGGCATGATATAGATACTCAGGGCCTCCGCAACCGCGTATATGTTCGTGGCGGCACCATGCTCTCAGACCCCTGGACGTATGAGATAAAGGCCGACGGCTCCTCCCGGGCCTGGGTGCTGCCGCACAAGCCGCACGATATTCAAGTGCGGGTAGGCGGGGTGCTGAAGACATGCGGGATTGAGAATGTGCACGAAGAAAGCGACTATGACTTCCTC